GTGTAGGATTTGATGCTGTGCCGCGTACTGCTGCCCAGCTTGCTTTCCATGCATCGCTACCAACTTCTACCCAAGTACCTGTATTAGTTACTCTTTGTGCTGCTGTACCATAACCTGGTGTTTTGTAGTACAATCTATTCATTGTATCGTTTGCATCTACAGCATAATCGCCAATTGCTCCAATTGAAGCTTTAGGTGCATTCCCTGCTGTGTTACCAATTAAGTCAGTTACTACTGTTATTACTGTTGGTACTTTTGATGTAAATGTTTGCCCGCATACAACATTAATGCCTGCGCCATTCCATTGTAGGATGCCGTAGTTACTAACGTTTGTGTCTAGCCAATATGCGCCATCTGCCGGTTCTCCGCCTGGTGCTGTTGCACTTGCTTCTAGTTCTGCTAGATCTAAATCAGCACGAACAACATAAGCACGGTTACTTACACCTAGTGTTGAATAAGCAGCTTGTAAGCCGTATTCGTTAAGCTCGCCGCCGTGAATCATATTGCCGTTGTTGTCGCTGTAAAATAGCGGATCGCCAAATGTTTCACCAAGCTCGCGCTGACTAGTGATTAAATATGGTTGACCTGCGTTTGCCTTCAATGTACCTGGTGCTGTTCCTGTGCCGCTGCTTCTAGTTTTGTTACTAGCTGAAGCTACAAAGATCATAGGTACCGTGCCAGCTGCTGCTGGAGTGTAGAAACTTTCGTCAATTACGTTAACTTCTACGCCTGGTGATACTAATGCCATGTTATTTCTCCTGTAGGATGGTAATAATTCTTATACAGTATTTATTATATTGCACTTAAATTACCCTATAATATGCCGGTAAAAAGGGTTCAAAAAGGTGAGGTTTTCGGCAAACAGATAAATATTAGCGTTATGAGACCATTATGTACTTGCGGACAGCGCCCAGCGGCAATAAATTATCGCAAAGACGGAAAAATTTATTATAGAAAGAAATGTGAACGCTGTTTACGCAACGGATTAGGCCACGGCATTCCTTTATGGAAACAGCGTGGCTATAAGAAAAAAGATACTTGCGAAAAGTGTAATTTTTCAAGCAAGCATTCTGAAGTTTTTAATGTGTTTCATATCGACGGAGATTTAAATAATTGCCGTCCTAATAATCTAAAAACTATATGTGCTAACTGTCAGCGTACTTTACAAAAAGAAGGAGTACGCTGGAAACAAGGTGATCTACGACCCGACTTCTGATGCACTATAGGGATCAATGTGCTCAATGAGTTGAGCTAAATTAAATTCTAATTCTTCAAGTGTGCCGTTGTTGTCAATAGTATAATCTGCCATCCACTGTTCTAAGCTCATTGAGTTTTTACTTTCAGGAGGAAGGTGATCTGAACGATCTACCCAAATAGCTTTGTCAAACACACCAGTGTTTTTCATAGCATGGAATTCACGCTTATTACGCAACCCACAATAGATATCATGTGCTTTGAATATTTCTCTACCTAATGTACCTGCATCGGGCACATTATAATCACAAATAGCTTCATACCATTCTTGACGATGATTATGGCGATCACTATAGCACTCGTCTTCGCTATTGTATCCGTACTTGTCTTTTAGATCATTATAGATAAACAACTTGCTACAGAATTTGCTGCTGCTTTCAAAACTATAACCATATTTGTCACGAAGCATTTCACAAACAGTGTCTTTACCGTGTCTACCGTGCCCAATAACTAATAGTTTTAGTTTCATAATAATCTCCTATAATTATATTGTTATACTATTATAGCACATATTATGTAATTGTCAACCTTAATCGTAACCTAATACAGCAACTCGACTTATTTCTTCTGCTTCTCTTTCTGCCCAAGCAGCAGAAAATCCGTTTTCATGCACACAATTTTAGTGATT